CCACTTATTTGCAAAAAATTCCCCTGCCAACTGTTTTACATTCTCCATTGAACTCTGCATCGACATCTGAAGTTCATTTGCGTAATTCGGAATTTCTTTGTCTAAATCTACAGTAGCATTGTTCACCGTTTCAGGAGTATTAACTATATTACTATCTGACATATATTATAATATAATATGATATTAATTAAATATCATAATAGAAAAAACTAGAGGTCAATCTGAAAGTAGAGAGAATTTAATGCCTACTACGACCTTGTCTTCTAGATTTATACTTTTTTCCAGTGGACTTGCTCTTTTTACCCTTCTTACTTTTTTGCTGTTTTTTTCTTCTTTTTTTTCCTCCGGTTTGTGCTGGTGCGCCCTGTTCGTTCTCGAAGCTCATGATATTTTGAGCAGTAGGCTCGGATTTTTTACTAAACGCGCCCGAGACACTTTGTTTTATGTTACTGAATGTATTTTTGATGAAATCCATAGTATATACTTATATAATAAATAAAGTAAATTATTATATAATATACATCAGTTGTGTGCCTTCATTGCCTTAAAGCATAGCAAATATATACCAAGCAGTCAAACCTCCAAGAAGTTGGGCTAATAAATAGGCAGGAAGCTCCTTTTTGGAAAGTTTACCAGCAAAGGTCATCATGGTAGAAACAGCGGGATTGAAATGCCCGCCTGAGATATGTCCACCAACAGATATAGCTATGTATAAGGCAGCAACGATAGCCAAAGGATTACCAGTCGCTAAAATAGTGAAAAGAAAGAATAACGTTCCGATGAATTCTACTAAATATTTTTGCATTTATACATTAAAACTATATTTTATTTATCACCTTTCTCTAATTTATCTGTTTTTGTAAGCAGTAATCTGTTTACGAAATCGGGTATAGTCGGAAGAACTGGAAACATGTTTGGAATTGTTCTGATCTGCATTATTTGCAGGTTTGAATTGGCCATTTTTATTGTTACTAGGCAAAGGTAAATTCAAAGCATCTTGTACAATTTTATAAGAAATCATATCAGGCATAATATACAATATATACATAAAAAAAGATTGTTCAATTATTCAATTGAATTAATTTCATCGATAATTTCCTCTGATAAATCACCAGTTTCTAAATAGGGAACAATATGCTTCTTCAATTCATCCGTAAATTTTGTCACCAATTGTTTCGTTGTTTCTCGAGTTATTATAGTTTCTTCCAAAATTTCTTCTTTCTTCTTAATATCATAATCATCAGGGTCATGCTCTTTTAATTCATTTATTTCATTTCGTATTTTATCGATTTCTCTAGTATAATGATCGCGTTCTTTGACAAGTCGCTGGACACTCTTTATCTTAATTCTCAATTTCTTTTCCTCGTCAGGCATGTATATTATTCGGAATATAAATAAACGTAACGGAAATAATATATGCATATTTCATAATTATGGAAAAAATAAAACAAATTGTGGAAGAAATATTTAACAAGTTAGAAACAAACGATGAGGGCGAGGTAGCCAGCTACATCCCAGAACTTGCATCAGTTGATCCTAGTATGTTTAGTATCAGTATTTGTGATGTCCAAGGAAACATTTTAAACAAAGGTAACCATGATAAATATTTTTGCCTTCAATCGTGTAGTAAACCATTGTCCTATTGTATCGCACATGATCAATTGGGAAGAGAAACTCTTCATAAACACGTAGGGTACGAACCTAGTGGCCAATCGTTCAATGCATTCATTTTAAACAGAGATGGACTACCTCACAATCCTATGATTAATGCTGGTGCAATTATGGTAGCATCACAAATATGTAAGTCTGAAGAACCGTCGCAAAGGTTCAATACCATATCATCATACTATACGAAAATGTGCGGTAATCAAAAAATTGGTTTCGATAACTCTGTATTCCTTTCTGAACAGCATCATGCAGATAGAAATATTTCATTAGCATACTATATGCGCGAGAATGGAGCCTATAAAGAAACCGTAACACCAAATAAAGTTACAGATAATCTTAATTTATATTTTCAACAGTGTTCCATGACTATTACGTCTGAGATGGGAGCCATTATCGCAAGTACACTTGCAAATGGCGGGATATGTCCAACCACAAACGAACGCGTTGTTACCACATGCGCTGTGAAAGACTGTCTAACGTTGATGTATGGGTGTGGGATGTACGATTACAGTGGACAATTCGCGTTTGAAGTGGGTCTTCCAGCGAAGTCAGGGGTTAGTGGCTGTATTTTACTAGTTATTCCTAATATGATGGGTATCTGTATTTGGAGCCCATTACTTGACAAACAAGGTAACAGTATAAGAGGTATTGAATTTTGCAAACTCTTTAACGAAAAACTGGACCTTCATATTTTTCATAGCATTATAAATAATAAGATAGATTTGAATGCGACAATTACTAATAACTTCATAGGGTTCTGTAGCTCAGGTGATATAGAAAGTGTGAAACAAATGATAGATAATGTGGATGTCAACTGCTCGGATTATGATTATCGCACTCCATTGCATTTAGCTGCTTCAGAAGGCCATGAAAAAATCGTATCGTTTCTAATAGAAAATGGTGCTATAAGTAAGGAAGATAGATGGAAAATTACACCAATGGAAGAAATAAAAGATAAAAAAGGTGATAATTATGATACTATAAGAGATTTATTAAATTCTAATGAATAATTATGTCGCCGTAACAAGCCTTGGCATGATATTCATACTCTGTAACTCTTGGAACAATAATTTACAAGCATACGGGATTTTGGTGAATGAAAAGTCACTCCTATTATTACACAACTTACAAACGTGAATATGTACACTGTCATTATATGCAGCCATATGACCACACTTATTACATACAAATACTTGGAATTTATCTGACGCATTATATATCCTATCCTTTGTGAATGCTGATGCACCATGTGATACCATACAATCACGTTCCATCTCTCCAAATCTTAATCCACCATCACGCGATCTACCTTCAGCAGGTTGTCTGGTTAGATTTACCATTGGACCGAATGAACGACTATGTTGTTTATCAGCAACCATATGTTTTAATCTCTGATAGAATGCGGGTCCAATAAATATGCTACTTTCTAACTGATCGCCAGTAAGTCCATTATAGAGAATATCATTACCTTTGCTTTCGTAACCACATTCTTGAAGATGCTTCGCGATTTCATTGACGTGTAAATCACCAAAACTTGTACCATCACCAAACAGTCCCAACTCCAGTAATACTTTACCCAGCAAAGTTTCTTTTAATTGACCAATAGTCATTCGGGAAGGGATAGCATGCGGATTAATGATGATATCTGGTTTTACACCACTCGATGTGAAAGGCATATCACATTCAGGAATGATATTTCCAATTGTACCCTTTTGTCCATGTCTCGAACTAAATTTGTCACCAATGACCGGTTTTCTCACAGCTCTGATCTTCAGCTTAACAAACTGATAACCATCACCATTTCTACCAGAATATACCTTATCAACATATGTTTCTTCACTTGTTTTATATATCTTGCTCTGATCCTCATATTTCACCAATTTTGTATGATCATTTTTATTTTCCTTGATTGGGATCATTTTAGCAATGATTACATCCCGGTTTTCAAGATGAGTGTTCTCCGGAATGACACCATCACTATTGATCTTATTGTAATTTCCAAATTTCATTTTTTGTGTCTTTGATGGATCTGGCTTGCATCTTATTTCTTCCTCACCATGTACTTTCTTGTCCTCGTCCTTTTCTGTATGATAAATTGTTGCTTGAAATAGACCTCGATCAATAGATCCCTTGTTGAATAAAATACTATCCTCCTGATTAAAACCAGTATGTGTCATAATTGCTACAATCACATTGGTTCCAGATGGAATTTGGTTCACCTTGATAATATTCATAATACGCGTATCTACTAGAGGTCTAGTGGGATAATTTAATACATATGCTGTTTTGTCCATTCGTTTGTCGAAATTGGTTACATACACACCCATGGATTGTTTTGACATGGCACACTGATATGTATTTCTAGGTGACTGATTATGATCTGGAAACGGAACACATGACGCTAAGATTCCAAACATACTGCTGGGATGTATCTCACAATAGGTGAATTTCTTTGTACTCAGTTTACTGATACTCATCGCAATCAACGAATGATTTTGTTCCTCCGGGTCAATATACTCCAGGATTGAATCCTCATATTTACTTTTTGTAATTAAATCATCCCAAGATATTCTTTTCTTACGAATATCCTCGATAACCTCGTCACTCAAATGCGATTCATTTTTCTTTACTTTCAACAACGGTCGCGTAAGTCTCCCCGCGTCATTACATACACGGATTTCCATATTTTTCACATCGAATACTATAGACGTATAAACATTGATAATACCAGAATGTTTTAAACTTTTTAAATACGTGTAATACTCGTACGCATTCTCGACCACACCCAACCATGAACCATTAACAAATACCTTTACATTTTCAGTTAACACGTCATGCTCTACTGTGGAATTCAAATCGATCAAATCCTTGTTTTTGACATAATGTAATATAGGATCAGTATTTGATGATATCGTCACATGTGTCATGTAACTTAGGTTTTTTACGACACCGACTGATTGACCTTCTGGGGTCTCTGCAGGACACAAAAACCCCCATGACGTATTATGTAACATACGAGGAGGAACGAGTTTTCCACTTTTATCAATAGGTGTACTAATTCTACGAGAATGACTTAGACTGGAGGCATAAGTTAATCTACTCAATACCTGAGCAACACCAACCTTATTTGATGAAATTTGTTTGATACCAAAATCACCAGTAGACAAGGCGCGCTTCAATCCGTTTTCAATTGTAGTTGATTTTACTATTTTATAAATATTAGTAGTATTCAGAATGCTGTAATAATCGTATGTTGAACGCCATGATCCAGTAGTAATTTCACGATGGATTTGTTTTTGCATATCTTTCACTAATTTGTTGAAGTAGTTTCGAAACAAATTATTCAATAATGGCCCTGTCAAATCAATCCTTTTATTTTCGTAAGAGTCGCGATCATCCTGGTCGTTGATACCAAACTTAGCCTTGATCAGTTTGTGTGCCATATACCCTAAGAAATACGTTTTCTCTTTGGCCGTTTCGCAGTGAGGAAACATGTCATTTCCAATCACATCTAATGCAAATTCTAATTTCTTTTGCCTTCCAGTCTCTTTGTCCATATTGATCGGAGTATACATTACAGCGTTGACAATTACATCAGTCGCATCTTGCTGTGTCATTACATTATTTGCATCATATACGGATGCTCGCAAGAATTCTAAGGATGCTTTACAATTATCATTATTTAAGTCCAGTAGTATTTTTTCGCAGATATCTTTGTCACTTACTACATTTAAGACACGAAACAAGACAAATAGAGGCACAGGATTTTTAAGACGTGGTAACTGAACATATATAGCATGCCCCCAACCGTTGTTCTTACTAGCAATCATCATATTTATTTGTTTAGGCGATATACATTTATCATTAGGTATCGACTTTATTTCCGCACTCCACGACCATTTTGTGCTATTTTTGGATACATTGAAACAATACACTTTGTTCTCTGCTGCACGTTCTTGTCCTAGAACTATTTTCTCGGAACCATTAATGATGAAATAACCACCCGCATCATATTGACATTCTCCTGTTATTTTGGGGTCGAGATGCTTCACCTGAGATAGGATACATAATGCAGACTTTATCATAATCGGAATTTTGCCAATAACAATCTTTTTTAAGGTTTTGTAATTTGTTTCTACATTTTCCAAGTTTTCACCGGATCTAGATACATATTTTATAGTAATATCAATTGTAATACTGGACGCGTATGTAAAATTTCGTAATCGTGCTTCACTTGGTAACATTATTTTTGTTGCACCATTATTTTCGTGAATTTGTGGCTTTTGTATTTGAAAGTTTGAAAATGTAAGGAACATTTCCAGTTTATATAAATTATTGATCTTATCAAAGTCATTATCTGAGCAAATATGTACAGGATTAAACATATTGATGGTTTTTTCCATATCATATAATACAAAATTATTATACGACTCAAGCTGATGCTTTACCAACTTTGATAAATGATCATCACCAAAATATAACTTGATTAAATTCCATGGATCTTCAATTGAATCGAAACTCATGCTCATTTCTTTGCGATTGACCATAGAGTAATTTCGAAATCAATTTTTATATAAATTATTCATTAAATAATATAATTATTTATCATACCATTATTTAATGGAACAAAAAACAATATCCATCAACCCTAATTTATTCCAAATGGGTAAGTCAACAAATTCACCCAAAAAAAAAAAAAATATAAAAAAAAAAATAAAAAAAAAATTAAAAAATAAACAAAAAAAGAAAAAAAAAAAAAAAAAAATGATGATACAAACGAAAATAAAGTAAAAAAAATTCAAAAAAAAGAAAATAGAGAGAGTTTCTTTTCAAAAAATAATGTTGATAAAAGAAAAAAAGAGGTAGTTGATGTTTGCACTATTATTAAAAAATGTAATATTGAAGAAATAACTAAATATTTATTAAATGAGGGAAGAAATAAAGAATTTCCCGATATAACAAAACGATAGGTTTTAATGAGAAAATTGAATATTGCAATT